CTTAAATGGGAAATGTCTGAAAACATGACTAGGCCATTAGCAGATACCACTAGAGTTGAAATGAGTTACTCAATGTGTGCGCCAAGAATGTATAAAGGAGTAATACAATCACTTATAAGCAAGTGTGTAGGTTTTGCCGATGTTATACAACTTACCCATTTAAAAATACAACAGGTACTATCAAGAATGGTTCCAGACGGTGTATTCTTAGACGTTGATGGCTTAGCTGAAGTAGATTTAGGTAATGGAACAACATATAATCCGCAGGAAGCATTAAATATGTATTTCCAAACAGGTTCTGTTGTAGGTAGGTCAATGACCCAAGAGGGTGATTTAAACAGGGGTAAAGTACCTATTCAAGAATTAACCAGCTCATCAGGTATATCTAAAATTCAATCTTTAATTACAGCATACAATTATAATATGCAAATGATTAGAGACGTAACCGGGTTAAACGAAGCGAGAGACGGCAGTATGCCTGATGCAAATGCTTTGGTAGGGTTACAGAAGATGGCAGCTAACACATCTAATACAGCAACCAAGCATATACAAGATGCTAGTATACAATTAACGCTAAGCACTTGTGAAAACATATCATTGAAAATAAATGACGTGTTAAACTTCCCGCTTACTAAGAATTCGTTAATGAATAGTATATCTACATTCAACGTGGAGACCTTGAGAGAGATTGAGAGTCTTAACTTACATGATTTCGGTATATTCTTAGAAATGGAACCAGATGATGAGGAAAGAGCAGAGTTACAAAAGAACATACAGATTGCTTTGCAAACTAAAGAAATTGATATTGAAGATTCAATAGATATCAATCAGATTAAAAATCTTAAGTTAGCAAACGAAATGCTAAAGCTTAAACGCAAAAAGAAGTTAGAAAGAGAACAGGCTTTGGTACAACAAAATATACAAGCACAAGCACAAGCAAACGCTGAATCATCTGAAAAAGCGGCAATGGCTGAAGTACAAAAGCAGCAAGCGCTTACGGCGGAAAAAGTTGCAATAGAGCAGGCTAAATCAAACTTTGAAATGCAAAGAATGCAAACAGAAGCTCAGATTAAAAAAGAGCTAATGGCTACAGAGTTTCAATATAACTTGCAACTTGCGCAAATGAAGGCTCAAGCAACTAAAGAGAAAGAAGCAGAAATACAAGATCGTAAGGATCAAAGAATAGAAAAAGAAGGGACGCAGCAAAGTCAATTAATAGAGCAGCGTCAAACACAAGGTTTACCTAGAGATTTTGAATCTGCAGGTAACGACAACTTAGGGGGATTTGATTTATCTCAGTTCAACCCTCAGTAAATAAGTATTTAATAATTATATAATATCATATCATGAGTGAAGTAAAAACAGAGGGGTCTTTTAAGATCCAATCTAAACCTAAGCTGACTGAAGAACAAAAAGCAGCTAAAACAAAGGAACCATTAGTAGATGTTCCAAGTAATGTAACTAAAGTAGTAATCCCTAAAGAAGGAACAGATGCCGTTCAAGAGCCAAGCACAGATGAAGTGGATGTACATGAAGCATCCGGAGATGGCGAAGAGGTGGTCGAAGGAACACCCAAACCAGTCATTCAAGAAATTACCGAAGAGAGTAAAGAAAAAGAAGAAGTAAAACCTGAGCCGGTTGTAGCACAGCCTGAATTACCAGAAAGTGTTAACAAGCTTGTGGATTTCATGCGTGAAACAGGTGGTACAATGCAGGATTACATTAGATTAAATACCAACTATGACGACGTAGATCGTGATGTGTTAGTTAAAGAATATTATAAAAGTACTAAACCACATTTGAGTGCAGAGGAAATTGATTTTATGATCGATGATAGTTTTGCATTTGATGAGGACATAGATGAGGAGCGAGACATCCGAAGAAAAAAACTCGCATATAAAGAAGAGGTTGCAAAAGCCCGTAAATTTTTGCAGGATACTAAAGATAAGTATTATGATGAGATCAAGTTGAACTCACCTAGTTTATCTGAGGACCAGCAAAAGGCATCGGACTTTTTTAATCGATATAAAGAGGATCAGGAAAGAAACGCCGCTAACCACGAAAAGTTTAAGGCCAACACTAACCAATTACTTAATGAGCAATTCGAAGGTTTCGATTTCAACTTAGGTGACAAGAAGTTTAGATATGGCATACAAAACCCTTCGCAGGTAGCACAAAAACAATCAGACATCAGCAATTTTATAGGGAAGTTCCTTGGCAAAGATGGTATGATTGAAGACACCGCAGGGTATCACAAAGCGTTGTATGCAGGTGCAAATGCTGATAAAATAGCAAATCACTTTTACGAACAAGGCAAAGCCGATGCTATTAGAGATGTTGTAAACAAATCTAATAATACTTCTAGTACAGCTAGAAAAGCAGCACCGGTTGATAGTGCAAGGTTTGGAGCATACAAGGTAAAATCAGTTTCTGGAGCGAACTCGTCAAAACTAAAAATTAAAAAGTTTAAAAATTAATAACAATGAGTTTATTACCACAGTTCGGGAGCTTAGTCCCATCACAAACACAGCAAATTCTTGCTTCAAACTACCTACAATGGAACAATAACGGAGCAGGTGCTGGTATTCCAGCAAACTTTGCTGATTTCGCTCAGCAATATTTACCAGAAATCTACGAAGCTGAAGTAGAGCGTTATGGAAACAGAACGTTATCTGGATTCTTAAAAATGGTTGGCGCTGAAATGCCAATGACATCTGATCAAGTAATTTGGTCTGAACAAAACCGTTTACACATCTCTTACGCAGGTGCATCTCAAGCCAATGGTGCGGGTACACTAACTGTTGTAACACTTAACCCAGGTGCTGTTGCAGGTGTAGAGAACGTAATTTCTGTAAACGATACAGTTGTTGTATTGGATCCAGCAAATGGATTAGAAGCTAAAGGTATTGTTACTGCTTCTGTACTTGGTGCAGCAGGAACTATTACTATTCAGCCTTTCGCTGGAACTACGCTAACTACTCAAGGATTTAGCGCTACAGGATTGAAAGTATTCGTTTACGGATCTGACTATTCTAAAGGTTCTAACCCAACAAGAACTAGTGTAGAGCCTGTATTAACACAGTATTCTAACTCTCCAATTATCATCAGAGATCAGTATGTTGTATCTGGATCAGATACTGCTCAGATCGGATGGGTAAATGTAGCAACAGAAGACGGAACTGACGGATACCTATGGTACCTAAAAGCGGAGTCTGAAACTCGTTTACGTTTTGAAGATTACTTAGAAATGTCAATGGTAGAAGGAGAATTAAACGCTTCTACACTTAATCCATTAACTCAGCCAGGAACTGAAGGTTTATTTGCTGCTATCCAATCAAGAGGAAACGTAGAAACTGGATTTACTGCTGCTAACGGATTAACAGAATTCGACGCTATCCTTAAAAACCTAGATACTCAAGGAGCTATTGAAGAAAACATGTTGTTCTTACAACGTCAGACTTCTCTTGACTTTGATGATATGCTAGCAGGAATTTCTAGCGGAATGCAAGGTGGAGTTGCTTATGGATTATTTGAGAATTCAGAAGACATGGCACTTAACTTAGGATTCAGCGGATTCCGTAGAGGATCTTACGACTTCTACAAAACAGATTGGAAATACTTAAATGATGCATCTACTCGTGGAGCAATCAATGGAGTTAACTCAATCGAAGGTGTATTAGTACCAGCTGGAACATCAACTGTTTACGATCAAGTATTAGGAACTAACATCAGACGTCCATTCTTGCACGTACGATACAGAGCTTCTCAGACTGATGACCGTAGAATGAAATCTTGGTTAACAGGATCTGTTGGTGGAGCAAGCAACTCAACTCTTGATGCAATGGAAGTAAACTTCCTATCTGAAAGATGTTTAGTAACGCAAGCTGCTAACAACTTTGTACTATTCAGAGGAATCTAAGGATTCAAATAATGTAGAGATAAGGGTGCCTTCGGGCACTCTTACTTTACTTTTTAACTATTAAATTATATTATATCATGGCAAATAAAAAACCAGTGGCTAAAAAAGCCGAAAAAGTAGAGGTAGCTGTAGAAGAAGTTGCAGCACCTGTAATAAAACAAGAAAAGAAGGTAGTAGAAGAAAAAGCACCTTCAAAACCACAGTGGGAAATTAAAGACAGAATATACTACTTAAAAGGTAGACATACTCCTTTAACATTAACAATACCAGGAAAGCATACTAGAAAGCATTCTTTATTGTATTTTGATCCCGAGACTGGTAAACAAAAAGAAATTAGATATGCAACCAATCACGATTCACCTTTTGTAGAAGATCAAAAAGGAGAAGCAACAATGGGGCATATTATGTTTAGAAATGGAGATTTGAGAGTTCCTAAGGAACAACAAAACTTACAAAAGCTACTTTCATTATATCACCCATTAAAAGGTAGGATATATGAAGAGTTTGATCCTGTTGAAGAAGCTTTTGATGAATTAGAAATGTTAGATTTACAAACAGATGCAGCTGTATTCGCAAGAGAAATGGATATAGACGATGCTGAAGCAATACTACGTGTTGAAATGGGTACTGCGGTAAATCAATTATCTTCTAAAGAAATCAAAAGAGACTTGCGATTATTTGCAAGAAACAACCCAGCTTTGTTTTTAGAATTAGCGCAGGATGAAAATGTAGGCCTTAGAAACGTAGCTATTAAAGCCACAGAAGCAGGCATTATTAGTTTATCTCAAGACCAAAGAACATTCTCTTGGGCATCTAACGGAAGAAAGCTAATGAATGTGCCATTTGATGAAAATCCATACTCAGCAATGGCCGCTTACTTTAAGACCGATGAAGGAGGAGAAGTATTTAGATCTATAGAAAAAAAGATTAACTAGTAGTTTTTAAAAAAACTAGGTGATTATATTATAGATGGTGGATTAATTTTAGCCGGCTTCATCACTGGGGCCGGTTAATATTTATAATAAAAAGAAATAAAATGGCAGTAAATGTAGATATAGTTTATAAAACCGTATTACTTATTCTGAATAAAGAGCAGAGAGGTAATCTAACTCCGGATGAGTTCAACAAAGTTGCTACGCAAGTACAGTTGGAAATATTCGAGAGCTATTTTGATATGCTTAACATGCAATTACGCCGACCGGATAATGATACAGAATATGCGGATCGTATTAAGAACATCGATCATAACATATCTATATTTAAAACATACGGTAACGCAACTTATGTACCAGCAGGTGGATATTTTACCTTACCAACAACCTCGGGAGCAGGGGTAGCTACACAAACGCTCACAGGAGATGGAACTACTATATCATTTCCTTTTACATCAATATCTTCTTCGCAATTACAATCAAGCGTGATTGCAGTAACAATAAATGGTGCATCAACGACTGCTTTTACCATAAGCGGTGCTAATATAATATTTGATGCAATACCCGCTTTAAATGATGCAATAGTCG